CCTGAGCTTTTCGGATAGTATATTGCATTTTATATTGAAGGTTATGAGGTTGACATGAAAGAAGAAAGTAAGCTCAGGGATATGTACGAACCGGCTGTGGTTTTTATGTTGATTTTGACTGTGATAACCGGGATTATCTCGGCAATTGGATTCGCCGTTTGGATGTGAGTAATAACTAACAAGGCCATACTGTGAAAAAGAAATCGTTTAATCGCTTCGAGCCAGATAATAGCAGCCGCCTCAACCCGTTGCAGCGTAAGTTTATGAAATCATTATTTATCGTCGCATTTGTGATGGTGTTGTATGTGGTTAATTTGTATCTTTAACCACTCCAAGATGGACATGTTTCAAGTCCTACGGCAATAATCTGTGCAGCCCAAACCTTTGTGGCCTCTGGCGCGTCTCTTAGCCCCTCAACAGCTTGGCCCGTTGGAGCTTGAACATCACGGCAAAAACTACTCTTTACTACCGTTTTGGAACCTGTCGAGCACGCTGTCAGCATCATCGCCGTTGCGAATGCTATTGCGCCTTGTCCTAATTTTTTCATCGTTCTTTGCCTCCTGACTGGCTATATCTGCGCGCACGTCATCACGCCCTGCCTCAATAAGTTGCTGGTTGCTAAACCATTTCATTACTGATTTGACGGCTCCTGCTATTTTTACGAGAGCGCCAAGTCCTGCGAAAAAAGACATTACTTTGCAGTTTTATCTTCGTCGCGGAACATTTCAATTGCAGCCAGAACGCCAGCAACGGCAGAGCCAATTGCTACTACTTGTTCGGGGCTTATGGCCACACCAACCGCACCGAGAACGGTTGCAATGCCGCGCCAAGTTGAAGGCTGTTTTGCATATTTCAGAATGGTTTCCATCGTTCGTACTCCTAACTAAGGCCATCTTGCTTTTGGGCCGGTTCGTGTGTCCAAATGAACACGGTTGCTATAGAGGCCAATCCCGTATTTGCCGGGATATTTGGCATCCAGATAATTATAAACTTCTGTTGGGGGAATTTGTGCGCCGTTAGCCTTCAATTGGAAATCTGAGGCTCTTGCGTATTTGTGTTCGCTGTTCTTCGCCGCGCCCTTAATCGTAGCGTTATGTTGGTCGCACCTGTTAGGGCCGGTAATGATGAGAATAACCTTGTAGCCTGTTTCATCCCTAAAATGGTCGCAAACGTCCTGTAAGACTTCCACAAGCTCAACGTCTACAGTATCAAAGCCACACCCGCACTCGCAGGCCATTTCATGACGGGATAGGTTTTTGCTAAGGTCGCCCATTAAACAATGCCGGCTTCAGGATGGGTCAGCAAGAAGCCAATGACTGCTACAAGAGTGGTAAACACAAATGCTCCGCCCCACAAAAGAATACTCTTAACGCTATTAACACTATCCGCTATGCCATCAATCTTGGTATGTACGGTCTCCATCGCAGAAGCTTGAAGCTTTTCATAGCCCTCAGCGCGCATCTCTAAAGCAACTATGCTTTTTGAGTTCTCATTTCCAATATCGAGCGCATCTTCAGACTTTTCAAATGCCTGCTCTGCAATAGACACGGCTTGTGCTGCCATTTGCCTCAATTCCTCACTCATATGTGCCTCGTTCTCCGAATAGGTAAACTTTTACCCGTTGATTGCGCAACATGGAGAATCCGGTTAGGGGTATCTTAGCCATGCCACTACCTCTTTTAGTGGTGTTGGTCAGGCTCCGCTGGCATGCCTAGTGCTGGCGGGGCCGTTTCGTTAATTAGTTAAACAGTTCTGGATAATACGATTCAGCGGCAAAAAGTGCGCTAGTCAGGATATATACATAACACTCGCCCGCCGTTAGATCGCTGCCATTTCCTCCTGTAAGCTGGAGCGTTGCCCGTAAAGTCTGAGACCCCTCCATTAAATATGGTTTTGGATAATTGTTGGTGCTGTTAAAAAGCAATGAGCCTTTATCGGATGGGTCTTCTAATCGAAAAGCGCCGGTATTGTATACATTAGCCCCTGTGAAAAACCCGGTTGCATCGCTATCAAGTCCGAAATCCAATGTAGCTGCGGTCACTGACCCTCCCCTAAATCCCGTAAAAGCAAAAAGAAAAACATCGTGAATAACGGTGCTGGTCGGTTCGTCAGCTACAGGAATATCAAAGACAACGGTTGTTGCTGCACTATCAAAGTCAGAAAAAAGCAGTTTAACTCGTTCCCAATGCGGGGCGGCTTGACCGAGCGGACGCGGATTGTAGGTGCGCTTGAACCTGTTATCATTACGGGTAATAGTAGCGTCGTTGGTAAATTCGTTGTTGGATGTAACAAGCGGTTGTTCCGCACGAATTAACAGATCACCAGTATCAAATTCACAATCTCGTACAGTGACTGTACCAAATATGTTAATATCAACAGAATTGCCGCTGCCATCAAAAACGGTGTTGGTAAACTTTGCATTATCTATAACCACCGGGCGACTTGAGCCGGATGCTGTCATTTTATAGGCACCCGCAGAGTGCTCGAACCATGCGGTGTCTACTTTGACGCTACCGCCTGCAAGTTCAATAGCATAAGACGAACAGCGATTACTGTTAAACCCTTCGATAAGCAATTTATCAACATTAGTGATTGCTTTTAAATGCGTGGTTGAGTTTGCGTCCGACCCATCTGCCGCACTGCCCCCGCCGTTAGCATTAAACATTAGAATATGATTAACATCAAACGCCGTTGCATCGATGTACATCCCATAAGTGCAATGACGGTAAAATATACGGTCAAAACAGTTAAATGTGAAAAACTCACCAGACCCATATGTTGTTTGATCACCACATCGCAGTCCGTACTCAAAACCAAGGTCTCCAGACTGCCCAATCACCAAATCATGCAGCCAAGCCATGTCCACTGTACCCGATAGCGTTGTACCAGTACCCGTCCAGCACGTCATGCGAACACATGTAACACCCGCCGCCTGAATGGTGTTTTCAAACAGTATGTTACCAAGCTCACAAGTGTTTACCCACCTGCGCAGATCAAGTAAAATTTTATTTGCCCCGCCGTTCCACTTAATTTTAACGAGACCTTTACCAATTATTTTAACCCGGCGCGAACTAGCTGCATCGCTAACTAATCCGCTTGTGATGCTATAGTTACCGTCCGTGAAAATAAGCTCTGCGTCATTGGTGGTCACATAATCCAAAGCCGCCTGAATAGCTGCCGTGTCATCAGTTGTGCCATCGCCGACCGCGCCAAAATCTTTGATAAAGACAGCATCTTCTAAGCGAGACTGAAGCGTCCTAGAAACCGCGCCGGTTCCTGATCTAGTATAGGTGACAATGACCGCAGAAACCCTACCTGTTGCGGTCGGGGCTTCATACACCATAGCCTGGTTTTTATTCTGAACCTCGATAGAATAATCACTGCCAACATAAATCGTGGCTGGCTGCCCGCCATTGCTGGGAACACCCGCCACCGTCCTAACGGGTTGGGTTATGGGAATTGTTAAGGCAGCATCCCAATATATGCTTATCGGATTATTAACGGGATCAAGGTTAGCGGTGCCAATATAAATATATCCAGCTTCAAGCGCCTTTCCTGCGCCATCGTCGAAAAATTCAAACGGAGGTTCTACTGATCCGATACTCATTGTTCTTGCTCCGATGTTTGTGCAATAGCGATAATTCTCTTTAGAATGGCCGCGCCTTCTGGTTCGGTTAGCGAAGAGTCGGCAAGTTTTATAAGTAGGTTTCTGACTGGCGCGGATTCGTACAACCTGGCCATTCCGCCAATAGTAGCCCCGCTGGCGAGTGCTGCCCCACTTCCGCCAAGAACATCGGTCAGAACCGCAGCCCCCACTATAGGCACCGCCCTCTCGCCAGTAGGGGGAGCCGCTGCGGCCCTTGAGGCTTGCCGGGTCATGTCGATGGCCTTAGTTAGCCCTTTGATGGTTTTTAGATCGTCACCGCTAAAGAACACACCGACTTGATCAGCGCGTTTTTTCAACTGATTAACGAACTTTTCAGGGCTTATCTGCTCGCCTGCTTTTTCAAGTGATTCCTGCAATACAGCAGCCCTTGCACTGGCGCGACCTTTTGGTGATAGGTTCTTATAAAGCGCCTTAACGTCGCTTGGTTTGGCGCTGAACAACAACCTTTTAACGTCTTCCGGGGTCGCCTCGGCTTTGTTGAGAACGCTTTTTAAGGCTGTCTTTTCCAGATCACCGGATAACTTTGTAAGTTCTTTGTCTGCCACCTTCCACTTTGTGAAGTCTTTGGGTTTCCCGTTTGTTTTAATAAATGCGCCCATATCCTGCTTTAAAGGCCGGTAAATAGCACGAAGGGATTTTTCACCTATATCCTTAACCCCCGCAAACTGTTCAGCCTCAAAAGCCTTTCCTAAGCTTTTTCGCAACTCATCAACCTGTGTAATATTTTTACCCTGTAACGCTTGTTTAAAGTCCTCAAGGATAGCTATAACAGGCTTGTTGGCCCCAAGCCCTATTTCTGAAACCTTAGTTATTTGCGCGTCAATGGCAGCTAAAGATTTAGTCACCGGCACATCGCCTGCGCTCTCTAGTGAATCTATAACTCCGAATTTCAACTTGGAAAACTTATCAAAAGCAGCCTTGTTGGTTTTCAGCATGTCATCCGCAACGTCATCAATTATTCTTGCCGAAACATCGGTAACGCCAAAGTTTCTAAGCGTATCTTTGATTGCATCAATCCGAGTAACTTGCTGGGCCTTTCGTACACCGCCCGTTCCCGCGACCGGTATCATTTCCCCGGTACGCTGTAGCCACTTAGCAGCAAAGGTTTCGGGCGTGATGATGTCGGAAGTTAATATCTTAACGCCTGTGTCTTTAACCTGCTTGAAGTCATCGGCAACACCGGGGGCTTTAGGTGGTTTAATGCCAGCCCTTGCGCCTGCATATCCGCCAGCAAGGGCCGCAGCAATTTGAGCACCAGTACCGCCACCAGCCTCAGCAACTGTTTGTTGCGCAGCACCCGAACCAGCAGCGCCAGAAAGTTGAGCCGCTGGTTGTTTCGCCATTATGTTCGCCGCCATGCTACCGCCGCCTTGTGCTAGTTTAGAAGCGGCCAATTGTGACAATCCAACTGAACCAGCGCCGCCAACTACAGCTTTCGAAGCCGCTTGAACCACTCTCTCCGTTGGGGTTTCAGCTTGTGGCAATCCTAAATCGTCGGCGGTTTGCGCAGCGGCATCACCAACGCGGCCAAACCTAAAATCAGTTGCGGGACTGATGGCCATATTTGTAATTGCGTTAACGGGGTCAGAAAGCAAACCAACCAAGTTTGCGCCACCCTCGATAACAGCGCGGCCAGTTAGTCCCAACTGCCTCAAAAGACGTTGGCCAATGGTTCGCTCTACTTGCTCCTCGGTCTGAGGCTCGTCTTGTTCGGCTCCCTGTAGCCGCACTATTTCAGCAGACAGCAATTCAACCGCCTCCGTATCTCCAGCGGCATCGGCGGCAACTATCGCCCTCTCAAGCTGTTCAAGCTCATCCATTATTGGCCGTATTTCTTTTTAGCGGCCTCAAGCGGGCTTAACTCTTCAACTTCCTCAACAACCTGTTCAGTAGGCATCAATTCAGCAATGACGCCAGATGTATAATCGATAAAGCTTGTACCGGATGGGATTGTTTCTTCGCCGATAAATATGTCGCGTTTAGCCTCGCCGAGTGAGCCAACCCGCTCAACCCACTCAGAGCGATTGCGGTTATTGATCGCCTCGGCCCTTTGCAGGCGTTCCATTGTGCGCAAAAAGCTTGTAATTAGTTTGGGGTTATCGGTTTCTTCAGGAAACGCGCCTTGTGCAATCTCAATATCTTTGTCTGAAGCAACACCAGGCGGAAGCATTTTAAGAACAGCAGAATTTTTCATGCGTTTGAAGTCTAACCGCAAGCGTGAGATGTTGTCCTGATCACCGAATATCTTTTTGATCTTTTCAGCGGCGGCTGCACCAGAACCAGCAGACGTTATCTCTTGCTCAATTTCTGTTGCCAAAGTTCCGTATTGCTCGGCAAGGTTTGCGGAATTGATAGAAGCATCCACAGCATCATTAACAAGCCTTTTACCTGGTTCGCCTAGTTTAGCATAATCCGAACTCTCAGCAGCAAGTTTCATCTTAATTTCAGCAGCTTCTAACGCCACTTTACCAGCCTCTGCATTAGTCTTGGCTATGGCAGCCTCTGCCTTTTTGGCTTCTGCTACCGCCTTGGCTGTCTGCGCTCCCGTTAACCCTAGTTTGGCCGCTGACTCCGCCACCTTGGCTGGCTGTAGCTGTACTTTACGTTGTTCCTCTCTGATATCCAGAACAGCCGCAACCGCCTCCTTTCCTCCCGGAAGAATGGCGAGCTGAGTTGCAAAAGATAGAAATGCAGATTCAGGGTCGTTCTTTACAAGCCTACCAATATCACGAAATGCCTGAGCCTCTTCGTCGTTGCCTGAGTTTTCAGAAGCCAAAGCCCTACGCTCCAGTAAATCCCCGGCCATTTCTGGTTTACCGGCACTGATAGACGACAGCACTTGACTAGCGAACGAAATTTGATTGCGCTGCTTTTCTTCGCCCAGCGCCTGAAATCCAGCCAACATCCCTTTGCGCATGTTTTCTGGCAAGATAATCGATGCCTCGAAAACATCTTCCGCCGTTCTGTTTTTGTTGTTTACTAAATTTGAAATAACACGTTGCTGGTTAGATTCAGCCTCAGCCGCCCTTTGCGCGTCAACTTCAGCCTGTTTTTGTTGAAGGCGACCAGCGCGCAAAGCTTGACCGGTTCCAAAGCCCTGAATTACAGACTCAAATGGATCATTTTGTGTAAATCTATAATCTACCATTTTAAAATCCTCCCGCAATCAGGCCGATACCTTTACCTATCCCACTAAATAGATCAGATTGTGATTGACCTCTCGCTATCGCTCCGCTACCTATTGCTTCGCCTTGCTGCCTTAATAGTTCCGCCATACCACCGCTTGCATTGATCCCCGCAGCGCCCACTCCAGCAGCAGAGGCTTGGCTTATCTTATTTAAACCGCCAAGGCGTCTAAACCGTTGATCTATTGTATGACTTAACAACGCTGGACGGAATTGAGCTAAAGCACCTTGAACATTTCCACCCCGTAGCCCACCAGTGGCAGAAGCGTTTTGCAAAATTGCGTCTTCGCCCTGTCTTGAAAGCGCCTGAAATTCTGCACCGCTTTCTATTGCGGAAATAGCGTTGGCCTGCCCCTCTTCGCCCAAAAGACCGAGCAGCGCTTGAGTGGCCTGAAGTGACCCTGTTACACCCTCGTCGCCAGTTCCTGCGGAAACGTAAGGCGCTAAAATCTCCTCCTGCGCCAAACGAGCGTCCCTAATTTCCGCTATGGCCGCGTCGCTTCCCGCTGTTTGTGCGGCGGAAGCCCTATCAATTGCCCTGTTTTGTGACCCTGAAGACAGTAAAGACGAACCAATGCCAGCAGCTCCTATAATTCCGGTTACGGGATCAGGCATGATTAAACTCTTTCATATAGTTACTCGCGTTTTCTCCGTACAAACCCAGCACATCAGCGGCGTGTTTGGTGGCCACTTCCCTACCGTGACAAAGCCCAACAACGAACAAAACAACGTCATAAAACCCAGCGCGCCACATGAATGATTTTTCATCAGCCTCACCGCTACGCTCCACTTTGTCGGACGCTTGCCATTTTAGGATTTGAGTGGATAGAAGAGCTGAGAGCTGAAAGCTGTTGCGAACGTAAAAGGGATTTTGGGGAATCTTGACAAATACGCGCCAAATCACACAATCCAAGTCTGGACGTGATACAGGGTCTTTGTCTGCAACATCATCAAATAATTGAATGGCTGAGAACAAATCGCACAAATAATCAACAGCATCAGCCGGAAGGCTAAAAACCTGTTCTAAATTATCCCTGATTGATTGTTCAGCTTGCGACATTTAACCACCATTGAAAGGCTATGCCGCTGGGAGCAAATACTCAGCTAACCAATTATTACGTTTTTCGGTAATAAAATCAAGCTATTTCTATTCCTGACGCCATGATCGTCAAAGATGCAGCGGCGCTAGACAGGGTAGATATATAATCACCATTCAAAATAGTGTGAGAAACAATCTCGGGGCAGCTATATGTTTCATCTGGAGATATTGTTCTAGCATCAATGATTAGATTGTCGTTTCCCGGGGTGCCCCCGCTTGAAACAAGGTTGCAACTAAACTGAACCGGGCTTGTTGATGTGTTTGTTACCGTAAACTTGCCAATCTTTGCGGTAACATTGGTGGCGGTGTATTGCGTTTCCTGAGAACCGGCAATCTGTTTTGGTGCTATCAATTGTGTTGTTGTTGTTGTCATGTTTATACAATCGTTGTGATTAATCCGCCCACTACGGTAACGGTTTTACCGTCAACTGTAGTAAAGTTGCCCGAAGCGCCTCCAGCAGGTTTGCTGTTGATGATGTCGATCGAACCGGCCCCTAGTGTGACCGTGATTCCGGTTCCGCCTGCAATAGATGCTACCTCGTATCTTTCATTTGTCTGGTTCCATATAGGGACTTGACCATTGGACGGAGAGTTAGCTTGAACATCATGCAACTGCCCAAGCGATCTGCCAATCTGCGGCGAAACCATTATTTTCCCGGTGGTGGCGTGTGATTCAGTAACAATACCAACGATAACCCTTGCTCCGGGTGCTGACGGCTCTGTGCTTCTCAACCCCCCCGCAGTGCCAGTGCTCGCATATAAAACCGTGTTTTCAGAAAAAGACGAGGTATCTAGCCCACCAACCAGACCAAACCTTACAACCAGGCCAAGCTCTCCATCTGCTATGTCTTCAGAAGCAATCCCCATAAATCGCCGCGCATTTGTATCTGTTCCAGCCGTAAATAAAGCAACATCAGGATAACCGTTAGTTCCTCCGCCTATTATCCTAACGGTTTCCCCTTTTGTTATTGTCGACCCCGTATTATTCTCAGCTCTATACAGCAATTCTTGGCCTATAGGCGTTGTTGTGTCTTCTGTAAGCCCTAAAAGAACCGTCCCTGTATCTTCATCCCACTTAGCGCGTTTAGCCTGTATTAATTGAGGCCCATTCGGTGAAAAATCTATATAATCGGCGTTCAAGGTTGTTTGCTGTCCACCGCCCTCATTAGAAACGGAGGCGAATAGAGAAGCTATTTCATCCGGCAACGTAACCGCCGCAACTTCAAACAAACTCTCGAATGCTCTAACAACACGAAAGTTTATCTGACCGTTACTATCAAGTGATATTTGCTCAATTTCTTTTCGTGTTGGGGTGGTGGGATCAACCATTACGCCGCCAAAGCCTCAACTTGTATTTCAAGTCGTGCAATGCCCATCTGGCTCTCGCTGGTGCCGCTAAAGCGCTGCATTCTGAAGTTTTGCATCATACCTTGCTGGAACCATACTAAACGTGCAGCACGGTCCCCCTGTAGTCCCGCCGAAACACCTTCCCTCATGCTCCATGTTTCCCCGTCTAAGGAATACTCGGTCCACACAGTAGGATTAACACCCAAAGCCGCACGCCCCGTTAATGCAACAAGCTCTAGCTGGTGAAATATGGCACCCGTTCCGTTATTGTAGATAATAAGCGTCCCAAAATCCCAGCCATTTTCGTTACCGTAATGAGTGCCAATTGTATCATCAAGGTATCCGTGGCTTGTGCTTGTAGGGTCGCCGACTAACCATTTGTCATAGCACCATATATGATTGGTTGCCCTGTATTTGCCTTTTCCTTCAATGCTTGAGGTTAGGGTAAACCAGACTGATTGACCAAGTTCTTGAGATGCCGCCGCATCATAAACAAGTGTTTGATCTGGAAGATGCAACATTAAATGCTTGTGGTTTTCGTAAAGTCTGGTTTCTAGCAGAGAGTTAGCTAGCGTACTTTCGGAGTATTCGGACAGTATTTGATCAATTTCCCTAGTTGATATTTTACCTGTATTGGAACCAGCCCCCAGCCAGATCGCCGGGGCTTCCCTGCGCCCGCCACCAACAAAGGCAACAGCATCAAGAAACACGCAAGAGCAATTCTTACCCAAGGTTCCTCGTTCTATCTGCGCGCCTTCAATCCGCTGAAAAGGAAACAGATTGCCGCCTATATTTGTAAATACCTCAATGGTGTACCGATTGAGCGCATATGCCTCATCGTGTATCTTTAAAATTCTGTTGATTGGATCAGGGTCAACTTCGGAGCTACCAAACTTCAACGGATTAACTGCAAACGGATCATTCAATTCTGTAACAACAAGGCTTGTTCCGTCCGTTGTCATGAAATACCCGTCAATCCATATGTGATCGAGCACAGTGCCAAGGTCAGGGTCTACATTTTGCTGTATGGTTGACCCATCATATAGATACAGGTTTCCACCGCCAGAAATTGACAGATAATCGAACGAGTTATGCATGGTCACTTGATTAGAGCCTGCGATGGTGCCGATTGTAGTTGTGGTGCCGTCACTGGCGATAGACACAAGACTTGTTCCCATCACTCGATAACAGGTTCCCTTCCAATTAAAAGCCCCCCGATCTATGCCAGGGCCCGTACCGTTCGCTACAATGCCCTCAGCCGGACGCAAGTATCCGTTTGAAATACCCTGTTTTTTGGGAACCGGAATATAGTTTCGAGGGTAGGACGTGCGAAAATCTCCGGCCTCATCGGTGTATATTCCGTTAAGGATGGGAACTTGCATGGCCTAGACCGTGAATTTTTGGTACTGAAATGAAACCGTCATGTCATCACCAGCCGCCGAAACAGCCGCGCTATCATAAAACCGAATAGAGGCACCGGACTCTACATAAAGGTCGCTGGGAATAGAACTTTGAAGCTCTCCATTAACCACGCTGGTTTCGCGCAACATACCGCCCCAAAAGGTATATTTTATATCAGCTACGCTTGCGGCCTGAACCGCTCCGGCAATGATGCTCGCTAGAATGTTTCCATCTGCATCGCTGATAACGACAGTCACAACTCTATCGCCGACTGTGGCGTCTGTGGTAAGCACAACTTGTGCAAAGTTTAGCTTCCAAAGCTCGTTGCCGGGAACAGTGAATGTCTTATCGCTGTCGTCCGCAGTTGCATCAAACTGAGAACCAATAGGCGGCACATTAACCACCGCATCAGATTGATAGTTATTGGTTACTTTTTGAGTACCGGCCATGTTAAATTCCTATGTTACGATTTGCCAAATTCTTAGCGAGAGGTCTAATCTGATCCTAAACGGTGTATTGGCTGCCAAAGTGGTTGGCGCGCCTGTCACGCTCACTGCGCCGTTTCCGTTAATCGTTAAAGCTGTGACCGCTTGGCTGCTAATTACAAGAACCTCTTGATTGTCTGAAGCGTTCGCAATGCTCGGTAGTGTAATTGTTCCCGTTGCATAGGTAGCATCAGGCGTTAGCAATAAATAAACGCTGTCAGGGCCGTCCGTGATCGCCACGGTGAAACCTGTAGCATCAGGGCTTTTATATTGTCTGTTGAGGCTAGAAGAGCCCGTATTAAGCGGGTCAACCAAAGGAACATCGAGAGGTGTGCGCAAGAATGCATCATCATAGTATCGCCACCCCTTATTGCCCTGCCCTGAAGGCATTGTGTCGGGGTATTGCATTTCGATAGGCTGGGCCATTGTGCGAATCATCGCATTGTAAGCGCTTCGACCCTCTTTCTTAATATCATCCGCAACAGTTTTCCCATTGTCAGCGGCCAAAATAGGGGCCAGCTTTAAATAAACTGCAAGATTAGCCCATGTTGGAATATTTGAGGCATCATCAAGGCTGCTGCCTCCCTGTGTGGTTGGCGTGACATAGCCTAAATTAATGCCTTTCTCAGACCATATGGCCATCATGGAATCAAGATCAAAGAGAGCGTCTTGCAAGCGCGAGGCGGTCAGGTTAGCGAATACACCGCCAAGCCCCGACTTGCGATAGGCAGACCTAACAAGCTCTCTCTTTGTCCAACTCATTTATTGAGTTCCACCTTGATTTTGTTGATGATGGTTTCGTTTTTCCAGTTGGCTTTGAACTTGATGCCCAATTCAGTTGCCTTCGCTTCAATCTCAGCGCGTGTTGGCGGAGAATTATCATCAGCAACTTTTTTAACGGCCGCCTTGGCTGTCCCT